GGCGGGCGGATGGGACATTTGTGGTGGTCTCGCAGGGGCGGCGTCTTGTGGCGACGGAGGCGCAGCTCCTTGCGATTCACCGTGAGCGGGAGGAAAAAATCGCGCGGATGGTGGAGGATCCGTGGCGCTATGGATGGGAGAATCCGGCGTGGGGTCGGGCGGATGCGGCGTTCACGGATTTGAGGAAGCAATTCCCCAGGGGAGTGACGGAGCTTCTTATCCTCGGCGGCAACCGCTCGGGGAAGTCGCGCTACTATGCGCGGCGGGCGATGCAGCATCTAGTGAATAAGCCTGGGGCGAAGGTGTGGTGCCTTCAATCCACGGAGGCGGCGTCGATCCAGAGTCAGCAACCCTACCTTTGGGAATACCTACCGACCGAGTGGCGGCCTGCGGCCTCGGGCAAACTCAAGAAGGGGAGCGTGGCAAACATCACCTACTCGCAGAAGGGGGGCTTCACGGAGAACTCGTTCGTGCTGCCGAATGGCTCGCAGTGCTGGTTTAAATTTTACTCGATGGATGTGACGAGCATTGAGGGCTCGGAGTTGGACTTCGTGTGGGCGGATGAGCTGGTGACGCCGGATTGGTTGGAGGCGTTGAGGTTCCGCTTGCTCACGCGAGATGGGGAGCTGGGTATCGGGTTCACTCCGATCGAGGGCTACACGACGACGGTGAAGGAGTATCTGGATGGGGCTCGGACGCTGGAGGAGTGCGAGGCTCCGCTCTTGCCGCGACATAAACATGGGGAGTTGGTGGGCTATGAGATGGTGCCGAGGGTGCAGCAATGCACGCGCGAGAAGGCGAGGGTGGTGTATTTCCACACGGCGGATAATCCCTACGGAAACCCCGAGGCGATGGCGATGGAGTTGAAGGGAAGCAATCGCGAGCGTGTGCTCATGCGTGCCTACGGGGTGCCGACGAAGCATAGGCTGTCGATGTTTCCAAAGTTTCGCGACACGGTGCATGTGGTGCCGCAGGACAAGGTGCCGAGCGGGGGAACGGTATTTCATTTTGTGGATCCTGGTGAGGGGAAGACTTGGGCGATGCTGTGGGTGAGATTCTCGCCGGATGGCAGGGCGTGGGTGTATCGGGAGTGGCCCGACCAGATCGACTACATCGAGGGCGTGGGCTATGCGGGCGCGTGGGCGGATCCGGATGGGAAGCTGCAAGATGGTCGCCCTGGGCCAGCGCAGAAGGCGTGCGCGGGATTCGGCTTCGATGACTACAAGCGCATCATCGAGGCGGCGGAGAAGGTGGATGGGGTCACGGCGGCGGAGCGGTGGATGGATAGCCGGTATGGGAATACGCCGACGATGACGCATGAAGGGGTGCGGACGCTGATCGAGCAATGCAGCGAGCGCATCGACATGGACTTCCGCGCGACCAGCGGGCAAGCCATTGTGGAGGGGGTGACGGTGCTGAACGATTGGCTTTCCTATGACGAGGAGAAGCCGGTGGATGCGATGAATTGCCCTCGGTTGTTCATCAGCGAACGGTGCAAGAATCTCATCTATGCGCTCAAGACGTGGACAGGGGCGGATGGGAAAAAGGGAGCGACGAAGGATTGGATCGACATTCTGCGCTATATCGCCTTGAGCGGCGTGGCGTATGAAGATCCAGACCTGATGAGCGTGCGACCAGGGGGGACGTATTGACAGCCTCCCGCATACTTGGGGGCAGTATGAAACTACTTCGCCGCCGTGATGTGATGGAGCGCCTTGGCGTTTCCACAAAGCAACTCACGAAACTTGTGGAAGCTGGGCTGGTGCGGGCGCTGCGTAAGAGCGGGGCGCGGGCTTGGTATCTCATTCCGGACTTCGATAAACTATGAAACACACAGACAACGTGGGCTCGCTCTCGCGCAATAAACGCAAGGAGACGGAGAAGCAACCGCCCTACACGGGCTCGGCCATCATTGAGGGGAAGGCGTATTGGGTGAGCGGGTTCATTAACGAAAGCAAAGAAAATGGGGAAAAATATTTTCGTCTCTACTACAAACCGAAGGAGGGTGTGGCGGTTGCTGCGACTCCGACTCCGCACGATATTGAGGGGCCAGATATTCCATTTTAATGAAGGCTGATATTGATCCTGCGGTGTGGTGCGTGGGGCCGGATGAGCCTTGGTATCGCGCGGTGCTGGCGAAGATGGATGACCATATCGCGGATGCAAACTACCTTGTGCGGAATTTCCAGACGGCGCAGCAGCATGGCTTCATTGCTCATGCGGCGGGGCAGCTTGAGGCATTGTCGCTTTTGCGTGAGGAGATGGAGCGTATGCGTGCGGAGGCGATGGAAACTTCCCTCCAAGCGTAAAGTTTTATCGTCCCATTTCGTCCCACTTGGTCCCGTTAAGGCCCGTTTTGCCAATACCCTATTGCGGCTTTGAAAAAGCTCCCGCATATCACGTTCACACACGGGGGCTGAACTGCCTGTGGCGACTTCGCAATGGTTGCGGAGCCGCATAAAAACTCAGTTCTGGAGCAGTTACTTGGAGACGTTTTAAAATTCCATGGAAGACAATACAGCAGGATTTAGCATCGGCGACGTGCTTGATGAGCTAGGGGTAAATATCCCGACCTCGGACGAGCAGATTCCCGACACCGGCGAAGTGACCGAGCAATCGGAAGCGGAGGTGCCAGAGGAGGCGGTCGCAGATGGAGCAGAAAATACAAACGAAGACACCGAAGAGATCGAGAAGGAGCCAACCGAAGACGCCGATGAGGAGTCCGAGGATACCGAGGCGGATGAGGATGAGCCCGAGGCGGAAGACCGCACGGTCAAAAAACTCAATCGCCGAGTGGATAAACTCACTGCCCGAGCGAAGACGGCTGAGGAACGCGCTGCGTCCCTGGAGTCGGAACTCGCTATGGCCCGCGATGCGGTGACGAAGGCGCAACCGATCGTGCTGCAAAGTGCGAGCGACCCGTTGAGTAATGTCACTACGGCGGATGATCTGGATGCCAGACTAGCAAGTGCCAACGTCATTATTGACGATGTGCCGGAGCTGATCGCGCGTGCGGACTATGAGGGCGGCGAGGTGGAGCTACCGATGGGCGATGGCACGACGAGGAAGTTCACGAAAGCGGAACTCCAAGAGCGCCTACGCTTGGCTAAGAGCATCATCAAGAGCGAGCCTATGCGCCGGAAATATCTAGCGGAAAGGGCGGGCTACTTGGATGTGGCGAAGCAAGTGTACCCCGAGTTTTTTAAAGATACTCCGCAGCGGCAGATGATGGTGGAGACTTTTAAGACCTACCCCGAACTCTCTCGTATGCCGAATATCGAACTCATCATTGGTGATGCGATACGAGGCCAGCAAATGCGCTTCTCTGAATATGGGGCGCTACAAAACAAGGCCGCTACGGCAAAGGTCCGTCCCGCAATAGCTACCGCCAAGCCGACGTTGGCCCCGAAAGTGATCTCCCCGAACTCTGCTCCTAAAACCAAATCTAAACCCGACGCGCTGGATGCCTTGAAAAAATCCGGAAACCGCGAGGCGGCTGAACAATTCATGTCCAGCATCTTCGATTAAAACAAAAACCCAATCAAACCCCAGAACTAACCCCCCAATAACATTATGGCAGCTACAAGCATACTCACAATTAAAGGTCAGAAAGAAGACCTCTCCGACGCAATGGTCCTCATCGAGCCAGGCGATACACCCCTGTTTTCGATGTGCAAAAAATCCAAGGAGCCAACCAACGTGTTGTTCTCTTGGCCGGCCGATAAATACAACGACCCGCAGACCGCAGGTGTGATGGCGAATGACGATGTGACGACCTTCGACGACGAGCACGCTAACCGCGAACTCCTCTCGGGCCGCATCCAAAAAGTCCGCCGTTCCTTCCAGGTCGATGACCTCGTTGAGAATGTCGCCGACGTGGCTGGAGTTGGCCGCAAGCAGGCTTTCAATAAATCCGCCGCCAAAGCTCTTGTGGAGCTGAAGATCGACATCGAGGCTATCCTTGGTTCCGATAACGATTCCCAAGTGGCGACCGGCTCTGTCCCTTACAAGACTCGCGGTGTCGGAAGCTGGATCGCTAGTGGCGCTCAAGCCGATACAGCGACAGCCGTTCCTGCTAACTTCCGCACCCCAGCGGCCTCGATCAACGCGACTGCGACTGCTTCCCTCACAGAAGCTAACGTGATCGACGTGATGGAGAGCATCTTCAAGGTCCGCCGCGCTCGTCGTAACTATGATCTCGTATGCGGCACTAGCCTCAAGCGTGCCTTCACGAACTTCATCCGCACACAGACTGGCTCGACCAACGTCATGTCCAGCGTGCGCACGTTCAATACGAACCTCGACAGCAAGAAGATCGTGAACACGATCGACATCTATGAGTCCGACTTCGGTACGGTCTCCCTGCACGTTTCGACCTACCTAGCGAATGGTGCGGCCGCAGCGGTCTCCGCTGCCCGTGGCTATGTGCTCGACATGGATCTGGTCTCGATTGGGTTCAACCGCAAGCCTCGTATGGAAGAACTCGAAGACCGTGGCGGTGGACGCCGTGGATTCTGCGACGCCATCTTCGGCGTGGCGGTGAGCAACCCATCGGTGCTCGGCAAGTTCGCAGCGACGACTTAATTCCCCGTCCCCCCAGTGGCCCGCCGGTGGCCTCCGCAATGGAGGCCGCCGGATAACGGGCTACCCCCTTTTTTTAATCTATGGATCCTATCTCGGAAATACTCGACGAAATCCCAAGTGAGACGGCGGATGCGGCAAAGGCGGCGATATTTGAAAACTGGAATGCTAAGGCGGAATCCGCCATGGATCGCCAGCGCGTGATCGCCAAGCAGAATGCCTCGGAGAATTTCAAATCCGTGAATGGCATCGGCGAGATGGTTCTCTCCGTGGATCCACAGATATATCACTTCTGGAATTGGAAGGTCCCTGGATGCTGGCGCGACAGCGATTTCATTCGCTGGTTCAAGCGCAATTTCCCTGAGTGCGTCGTGAAGTGCGGCGGCACGGGAAAATCTATGTTCCTCATGCCTGGTCTTCTCAAGACGGCTTAACTTCCTTTCCCCCTTTTTTTAATAATGCACGACACGCGCAGCGATGATGATAACGAAATCCG